TCAACATCAAGGGATGTAATTGGTAATGTTTTATTAGTCAAAGTTTGTGTGGCTGTTGTTCCAACTATTTCTTGATCTCCACCAGCAGGTAATGTTAGTACGTTTGTAACACTAGCACTGTGTGGTTGAGCTTTTACTGTCTGACCATGTGAATTACTTTCACAATTAAATACAACTGTACCAGGATTTGTATTACCTTTAACAACAACTTTACCAGTTCCATTTGCTGTTAAATCAATATTTCCATTAGATACTGATACAATATTAGATATAACTGGTGATGTTAAAGTTTTGTTTGTTAAAGTTTGTGTTCCTGTAAGAGTTACATCTCCAACATTAGCAGGTTGTACTACTGTAAATGTAATAGTATCAGATCCTAATGTTGCATCAGAATCAGTAGTACATAAAAACATTTTTTCTGCATTTGTTGATCCTTCTTGGATAATAACTAACTGTCCTGCTAGTTCACCAATTGCGTCAAAGTCTGTATCTCTAGCTGCAGTACCTGAAGCTACAACTGTATATATACCATTTTGTGATGCTGTAGATTGGTCTTTAACTAATACTCTGTTTCCAGTAGCAAGAGTTATTCCATCTAATGTATCACCATTTTGTAAATCTGAAGATAATGTAACATTTCCTGTTGTTGCAGCTCTACAAATAATTCTAGTTTTAAGTCCAGCAACAAGATCATCTACATAAGTTTTAGTTGCTGCATCTGATCCAGATGAAGGTGCTCCTAATCCAGTAATAGATCCACCAGATATTGATACACTATTAGCAGCTTGAGTTGATATAGTTCCTAGTCCTAAAGAAGTTCTAGCAGTACCACCATTTTCAGCTACCCAAGTTGATCCACTACCAACTATAAAATTACCATCAGTTGTTGCAAGATTTCCAATTGCTGTAAGATTTGCATTGGAAGCACCTTTAGCATCTATTTGATCTTGAATATTTGAGCTTACACCATTTAGATGACCAAACTCTGTATTAGAGATTGTACCATCATGTATTTTAGTTGCATCAATTGCAGCACTTGCATTTATATCTGCATTAACAATTGCACCATCTGTTATTTTAGCAGAAGTAATTTGTGAATCTGCAATCTTAGCAGTTGTAATTTGACTATCTGCAATGTGTGCAGTATCAATACTGCCATCAACATAATGTTCTGAGTTAATACTATCATCAGCTATTTTTGTGCCATCTATTGCATCAGCAGCAATTTTAGCTGTTGTAACATTTGCATCTGTAATTTTTGCTGTTGTAATTTGTGCATCAGCAATATGAGCTGTATCTATTGAACCATCTACATAGTGTTCACTATTAATACTGTCATCTGCAATTTTAGCTCCTGTTACAGAGTCTGCTGCTAATTTAGCAGTGCTTATAGCACCATCAGCTATATTACCTGCTGCTATAACACCAGTAGGTATAGAGTTATTTGTTTTAGCTAATACACCAATATGAACACTTGTTATAGCTTCATTAGATAATGAGCCTGAATCCCAAGTAACATTAACTGTTGTGTTTGTTGAAAAAGATGTACTAGATATAGTACCATATATTGTGCCTGGCGTTGATGCTACAACTTTAACTCTACGTCCAGCATGATAAATAGATGTTACATTTGTTCCATCAATAGTAAACGATGTAGCTGATGCGTAAGTAGCTGTATAAGTACCTGCACCATCTCCATATTCAATCCACTCAGCTTCATTATAATGTTGTCTAATATCTGCCATAACACTTCTAAAAGCGTTATTAATATTAGATGGTAGCATTCCTTCTGCTACTGAAACTGAATTAGTTCCTGTAGCTGTGTTGTTTGCTGCTGTTGTATCGTATTTACCTAAAAATGTTCCTGCCATAATTTTACTCCATAAACCAAACGAATGCTTTATCGCTTTCGTTATTATTTTTATTAACTAAAGTGTTAATTGCTTCTTCTATTTGTCTTTGGAAAAACTCTTGTGTTTCCATTGAATATCTTACGTTATCTATATCTACTGAATCTGTCATTATCTATATCCTGCTTTAGATGCTACAATGTCTATACCTTGTGCATGATCAAAACTTGTTCCAGCAGGTATCTTAACATTAGCTCTAATGTATCTACCTGATTGTCTAACAGGATTAATCCCACTATCTACCATAGAAGATGAACTAGACTCTGTTTCTGTGTCTGCTAATCTTTCTCTAGTTTTTACAGTAACTGTTGCTTCTGCATCTACTATTGGTCTTACTCCTTGAATGTTAGTACGAGATCCTGGAAATGCTTCTATTTCTGCTGTTTCTAATTCACATTCATTAGAGTTTCCTGAAAAGATTGCAGCTTTAAAATCTCCATCTATTCCACCTAAAAACATTTGTCCACCATTCCAAAAATCTGTGTCAAGGTTAGCGTTAATTTGTTCTAAATTTTCTGAAATAATATCCATTAACTCTACTGTATATGCACCTACAAATTGTGGAAATATTTGACTAGCACTTACTTTTGCTAAAGACCATTTTTTTGTAGCATAATTATATATAATAATTCTATCACAAATACCTGTTGTATTGTTAGTATTATTTACGCTTGGGTACAACCACATAGCCAACTGATTAAATGGATCTGTTGCTGCTACTATTCTATCTGAATATGCTTTGTTTAAGTTTAGATCAAAAAATCTATTAACTTTTTCTACTCCAATAGGTACTACATTATCACCTTGTATTTCATAGAAACCATCATCTGCAAGAAAGAATACACGTCTATTATCTTGACATACTGTTCTTCCAAATATGGCTCCCCTGTTTGGAGATATAACTGATAGCCTAAATATTGTTGCACCACCAACATAGTCCATACGAACTATTTGATTTTGTCTAAATACATATCCTACCTCTCCAGAAGTTATATGTACTATTTGTCCACCAGATCCTGGTAAGTCTTGTAAGTCAGATTGTTTACCTGACCAAACTGTAATATCATTTATACCAGACCATTGTATTCTATTAGTAGCATTAGCTATATTACCTGTAACTAAAAAATCCCTAACTACGCCAGATACTCTAAATAAAGGACAAGTACCTGATGTTTGTATAGAAGTTAAATTAGCAAAGTTTGTAGATGTTCCCATTAAATAAAACTGAGCTGGATCTACTCCATTACTTGCAATTACATATTGACCAAATTGTGTAAATGTAAAAAAATCTGTATCATCACCAGTTAAACTTCCTTTACGAGAAGTAAATGTTCCTGATGCTAATTGATGTATATCTGTTTTTGTAGCTACAAAATTATAAACTGTATTAGAGTTATCTCTGAAAGAACCAGAACCATGTGCATCTTTACCTGTAGTTGAAGTACCTGTATATGATACCAATGATGGAAATCTTTTATAAGATCCCATTGCATGATAAACATTAGTTGCTACGTTAGCTCCTTTCATACCATGTTCTGGTTGATCAGGAAGCCATTCTCCAAAAGGTATTTGCATTATCTAGCCCTGTAAAATGATAAATCTGTTTGTACATCTGTTCTTTGTGTAACAGGTGCTCCACCATATGAATCTTGTTTGTCATTATTTTCACATCTTTCCATAGCAGATATATACATCTGTAACCATTGTTGTACTTGGTTAGGATCTATTCCACCTAAGAAGTTTGCTGCATGGTATAATGAACCATATAAATATATTCCAGGATGATTTGCTAAAATGTAATTTGATGTATTAGTATCGCTAAGAGCTGCAAAAGCTTTATAGTATGATAAGTACCCAGTATAAGCAGAATCAGGGGCAGGGCCAAAACGTAAACTTTCTGTTTCATTATCACTTTCAATTGTATAAACCCTAGGTCTAGCAGTTGTTGAACCAGCTTTAATTTCAAACATATTATGTGGAGTTATATATTCTAAAGCATATTTAGTACTTGCTGATAATATGTATAAAGATCTTACTGCAATAAAACCAGTTGGAACAGATTCTGTTTCTGAATCTATTGTAATAGTATCTATTTGTTCCATCTGTCTTATTCTTAGTTTAGCATTAAAGTCAGCTTCAGTTAGTGCAATAAAATCTGCAATTTGAGTTGTCAAATCAGATCTATTTAACCAATCTGCTATAGATGATTTTAATCCTGAATATGTTGTTAATGCCATTATAAACTTCCTTCAGCTGTTCTAAAATATCTAAACTCACTACTGTTAAGTTTAGTTCTCATTATTTTTCTTTGAATATCTTTTGGTAATTCAAACCAATTATTTGAGCCATTATATTCTTTAGCCCAGATCTGCAGTACTAGAGGAGGAACACTTGCAACTCTTTTCATTTCTTTTGCTTTAGAAAGATAACCATTATCGTGGTTATAAAGTTCTTTGTTTCTTTTCATTAACTTATTAACATCTTGCGATTTATTAATAGTTAATGCTCCATTAGACTCTTGTATATACTTAGTCTTTATTCCTGCATCGTATTCTACAGATCTTACTTTACCCATACTATTCTGATAGTTCTGTTACGTATAAATTTACTGATCCAATTACAGCTACTTTTTCGCCAGGCGAAACTTTAAAACACTCAGAAGATTTAGATTCTAAGAAAATTTTAGCATTAGTTGCTGTTGGATTAACTCCAAATTCTATATGACAATCAGCATCAGGTATTACTCTAATATATTCAATATTAGCACTAAATGCAGATGATTGTGCAGACGAACCAGAAGATGTAACTTTTTGTGTAGTTAGAGGTCTCATTGCGTAGTTACTTCCATACATAGTTTTGTTCCTTTGTGTTTGGGGATGTTGCCATCCCCATAATTAATTATCTTCTTATAACAAATGTTACTACTAATTTTTTAGCACCAGTTGATGCTCCATCAGTAATCATTTCAATTGTTCCATCTTCTAATATTTCATTAGCTGCTGTAGGTTCTGCTGAGTCTACAGTTCCTGCTGCTGAACCAGAGTGTGCAACAGTTATGCCACCACCAGTTACTGCAGTTCCACCAATTTCAAAAGATATTCCTGCATTAGCACCAGAGATAGCTCCTTGTAAAGCAGTTATAATTTTAATAATTTTTCCACCATCTGGTACAGGTACAAAAGTTGATGATGCTGTACTGATGTCTGCGATAGTAGAAGTTAAAAAATAGTCGTTTAATGTTCTCATTATGTTCCTTAATTGTTCCGATCTTAACCCTTTCTCAGATCTTCAATTGTTTAGAATCTGCTGGGGGAGCAGATTAAAAGGTTACTCCCCCAAACAGTTATTATTATTATGATGTAGTTAAGTCTGCTATTAAGCCAGAAGCTGCTTCGTTTCTAGATTCTAGAGTTGCTTCTACAAGAAGCTGTCTTTTCTCTGAGTCACCAGTCTTAGCAAGTTCATGCATAGAGAAGTCTCTTAAGAACGCTACTGCCCAGTATTCCATGTCAAGTACATAAGCATCTCTATCTCTAGAGAATCTATTAGGTACTACTTGCAATTGACCGAAGTCAGATGCGTACACGTCTACTGAAGTGTATAAAGTTGCGTCTGCACCAGCATCAAATCTAGTAGAATTACCAGTAAAGCCTGATAATTTTTGCTTGTTGAAAGGCCCACACATAACCATAGATGGGTCTCCACCAGCATTCCATACTGATTTAATAACTGATTTTAATTGAGCTTCTGTGAATGCTCTTTGAGTACCATCTGTGTGAGCTGCATTTCCTGCACCTGCACCAGAAGCACCATCAGATGCTAGGTCATCATTAGTAGTGACCCAAGATCCAAGAGTTCCCATTTTTCTAGCTGTAGAAGAACCACCAGTTACTTCGGCAATGTTGCCTGTAATAGTAGCTTCCATATCTCTTTTAAGCTCTTTAGCTCTTTTAGCAATTTGATATGCTAATTCAGATGCTCTACCTGCTTTATCAACAGACTCTTGAGTTCCAGTAATAACTACAGTTTTATCCATAATTTGAGAACTGTTAGAAAGTCTAGTAGTTGCAGTTGATGCATCTAAAGTTGCCTCGTCACCTTCAATAACAGCATTGTTAGTTACTGCTGCTGCTAGTGAGTCGGTTTGCCATTCGTGTAGAACTGCAGTTGCTTTTGTTTTAGCTGCAGAACTAAGGAAAGGCGTATCTGTAGGTGCTATCGAATAGATAACATCTGAAAGATCTTCTCTTTCACCTACTGAATCGTACGTATCAAACGTATTAGTTGGTTGTGCCATTGTTTATTTCCTTTGTTGAGATTTAAGATTAATCATATCTGCTATTGCTGACTGAGCATCTCTTATGTGACCAGTCTTTCTTAGCGTCTTGATTTTATTTCTTACTTCCTCTCTACCTGAACTAACATTCGATTTAGCAACACCAGCTTTTAAAACTTTAGGAGCATTAGCAACCTTTTTAGAAACTATAGGTCTTTTGTCTTTTTGAGACTTAAAACTCATAGCATCTTTTGCAACCATAAGAAATCTATGATCTGCAAGGCTACCTATCTCTTGGTCATTAAAACCATAATCACGTAAAGTATTACGCATATTAAGTTTAAAAGAGTCAGCTTTATTTGGATCGCTAAACTCTGGTATCTTTGTTGCAGCTAATTCTTTTTGTGTTTCAAGGTAAGTCTCATACTGTCTAGTTTGAGCTTGTCTTGCTTTGTCTTTTAAAGAATCAATGTGTTGCTTTTCTTGTCTTAATTGAAAGTCAAGTCTAGCAGCTTCAGTTGGATCTTCTTGATAAAGTTTAGCAAGATCTTGTCCACCTTGTTTTTGTTCAACAAATTGATTAGCTGTCGAAATTAAATCGTTTAGTTCTGATAAACGAGTATCGTAAGTTTGACGCAAACTATTCTTTTGAGTTTCAAGATCTCTCTTTTCCATCCCTAATGAATGAGTTTTTTGTCTATAATCCGAGTCTCTAGAATATCCTGCCTTCAGTTCATCGAGGCTCACCTCAAGCTCTTGACCTTGTACTTTTACTCGGTGGAGCTCTGGTGTCTCTAATTCTGTTGGTGTTTCTTCTGTTGTCTCAGTATTTTCAGATGCCTGTTCAGTAGAAGCTGTTTTCGACTCTGTGCTTTCTTGAACTTCCTGTGTCTCAGGAGTTGACTCTGAAGGTTCAGTATTAGTTTCTGGTTCTTGATTGTCCTGTTGAGGATTCAGTAATCCAGAAATTTTTTCTGCTGCACCTTGTATATTTTCTTCTGCCATATCGTTCCTTTCATGGTTGACGAATTTGAAGTTGCGTTAGCTTAACTTCTTTTATTTAGATTCTCAAGATCTGCTTGAGCAAGTTTTCCACTAGACATAACACTAAGCAAATGCCCTCGGATTTTATCTACCATATTAAAGGCTACCCAAAGGTTTCTTCGCTTGTCATCATCTGCGAAAGATGTATTAAAAATCTCTTGTCTATAAATTTCTAAGAGATCTTCAA